GGATAAAGAAAGGGATTGTTCTATTATGGGGTGGTGCGCAAAAAAAGGATACGGAGGTGATGTATCTAAGTGGTATATTCAAACTAACCCTGATCTGAAAATGACCAAAAAGAAGGTCTTTTTTAAATTACCAGGTATCTTACAAGCGGTAGAAGCAAAATCTCTTTTAGATGAAATAGATGAAAAGCATAAACCTGCTTTAGCAATCATGCTATTTACTGGAATAAGGCCAGAGATGGAGATGGCTACATTAAGATACTCAGACATCCGATGGGGCAAATCTATAGGACTAAAAGCAGAGCATACTAAAACAGGCAGAGAGCGATGGATAAAGCCACCCGAGAACTTGTGGTCATGGGTGCCAAAGTCTAAGGGTTTGGTTATGCCTTCGTATAACGCATTAAACTTAGCAAGAAGGTGGGCATCTCGAAGGGTAGGGTTCAAGTATCCACCCAATGGTGCTAGGCATTCATTTGGTAGTTATGGATATTGGGTAAGCTTTGAGTGGGCATTGGATACTATGGGGCATATGTCATCAGAGACTTTCCTAAAGAACTATAAGAATAATCGAGTAGATAAAGATATGGCATCTGAGTACTTCAGGATATTTAGCGCATAACACGAAGTTTCGTGTTGCATTATCAAGGTTTGTTTTTTAATTCTAAAACATGGAGGATGGCAAAGTTAAAAAAATAAAGTCTGAGGCGTTTGATGCATTTGAGAGGGTGCGTCCTATACTTGAGGAATATTTAGATTCGTGGGTTCTGACAGGCGTCCGTGCGGGATGTAAAACCAAGATAATCTTGGCAGACATTGAGAAAGGTTCTGCCGAAATGAAGGAGCAACTCGCATATGCCCAACAATGGAAAGAAAAGCCCGTGGGAAATTCTAACTAATTATCCCCCTGTATTTGTAAGACTATACGCAAAGGAACGCTCAGGTGCTAGAATGCACAGGGCGTTGAGCGACCAAGAGGTTGCTATTAGGGGGAACCTGCCTGCTGATGTGGTTAGGAGGCTCTCACGAATGACAACATGGGATAATGTTACCGTGGGCGACGCGCACAAGTTCTGTATAGGCTGCAACTTCGACCCATTTAACTATCTGGATAGGAATAGAATATCTGCGTACTCAAAGCGTTGTAGTTGGGCGTTTCTAAGGAGGAGCGACCACTGGGACACAACATTCCTTCCTTTGATTAAAATATTTCAAGATGCCCAGAACACACAAAATTAAAACAGATGTTTTGGCGGCCGCTCTAAAGGAGTATGACGGAGACTACTCCAAGGTTGCTGAACATTTCGGTACAAGCGCAAAGAAGATCAGGGAAAGGGTATACCACGATCCTCAATTATACGCAGTATGGGTAAAGAATGGGGTAAAGGATGTAAAGCCAGATGGTATAGATCTCATGGAGCGCCAACATGAGTTCGATGACGAGAAGGGAACCCGATTACTCGATGCTTTAGATAAGAATAGTAGGTATGTGTTTAATAACGAACTAGAGGGCATACTTTCAAATAAGGATAATGTAGAAAAGCTGCAGATATTTAAGGACTTCGATGACTCTGTGGGACTACTAATGGCGGAGGCTCTGCGTGTTACGCAGAAGGTAAATATCCGTCAGAATATGAGCTTATTTGAGGTAACAGAGGCACTGAAGGATGCACTTGATGGTGATGAAATGGACCCCGAAGAGAGAATACTTCAAACTAGATTATTTCTCCAAGCAACAGAGCAGCAGGGAAAGTTTTATGACCGACTATTGAAAGGCCTGGAGTTCCAGCTTAAGTTAGCCAACGAGAAGGATAAGAGAGAAACCAAGAAGAAGCCAGGATTCCGACCACTCAAAGAACTACAGGATGCCAAGGAAGAAAAAAACTAAGGTCGACCATAAGATACTGCTGGAGAAGTTTGCTCCAGAAGTAGAAACCCTAGACCAGAAGGATACTGAGCCATGGATGCCATCATTGACTATCACGCAAAGAAAAATTTTTGATGATCCCTCTAATTACATCCTTGCATACGGGGAGAGGGGTTCCGGGAAAACATACTCACTAGGCGGGCACAAGCTTGTTCGGCATTGCTATGAAAACTTCAATGCCTTGGCATTAATAATCGTTGGTGTGCGATCACAGGCAACCATGGGGGGTGTGTGGCATAAACTGCAAGTTGAGATACTTCCGGAGTGGGTTGATGGGATTGGTTTATCTCATACTGTTGAGAGACAGGATACTCAAAAGAACTTATATATAGATATAGAGAATCGATTCGGTGGTCATTCCAGAATATGCTTAATATCAATTCCCTATGGTTCTTTTATTAAGGATCGAATTAAAGGTTTTGAGCCCAGCTTGATATTTGTGGATGAGCTTACCAACTTGGATACAGACGATTACTTTAATGCGGTTGTTCAGCAGTTAGGTAGGCGACAAGGCATACATGGACCGCAACAGTATTTAGCAGCCTGCAACCCCGATGGCCCAAGCCACTGGGTATATAAGAGATTCTTTGAGGATCCCTATGACGATGACGGCAACTGGAATAAAGACTATGCGGTTTATCATGTAAAAATTGAGGATAATATAGATAACCTACCAAAGGGTTACTACGACCGGATTCAGGAGGCAGTTAAGTCCGATCCGATCGAGGAAGCCAGGATGGTGAGGGGGGAATGGATAGATAGACCAGCTGGAAATGCTATATTTGGTCCCTACTTTAATAAGTCGTTGCATATCCGTGGGGACAATAAGAAGGGCATACTTCCTAATAAGAATTACCCAATAGTCGTAGGATGGGACCCCGGTTCTGTGAACAATGCAATAATCTTCATGCAAACACTACCTGGTTCAGATAAGACTGTATGGACTATATTTGATGAGTTTGTAACTATAAATAAAAAGTTACCATATACCACACTCATTCCATTGGTTATGAGGAAGATGGCATACTGGAATAGGATGTGCGGGCATAAATTTAATTATATACATATAAGTGATAACTCGGCATTTAATCAGTTCCGTGCCAAAACTGGATCGTACGATGTTAAGGATATAGAAGAGATATCAAGGCAAAAGGCAGAGGTATTTAAAATGAGCCCGATCCGCATGAGGGCGGCACCTAAGTTTAATGGCTCAGTTGAGGCTAGGGTAAGACTCACTATAGCCAAGTTACAAACAGAGCAGCTTCTAGTTTCATACCAATGCACGAACATAAAGAAGATGTTTCAGAATTTAATATCTGAGAAACCAGGTAAAACATACGACCCAAATATTGCATTTAAACCAAAGAGGTCAGTATATATTCATGCCTTCGATGCTATGTCCTATGTCATTATCTATTATGACTCAATGCACTTAGGGAATAACCCTGAGCCGAAGACTGAAATCATGGACATTGGGTCTTGACTTTTTGTAACACTAAAACAAAAGTAACAGCATGCATATGGAATCCATAACAAACTTCGACCTGGAGATGTATCCGGACATTTTAGAGATGCTCGATGGGGTTAAAGTAGGGGATGTGGTGCGTATCTCAGGCTCTTTCCAGGTTAAAGAGTTGTCCGATAAGCGCTTCACAGCTTCCTTTGACGACAGTGACGCAGATATCAGTATCGTAAATACGAGTGAAGACTCCGAGGACGAAGAAGATACAGACGACGAAGAGCCCGAGACTGAAGAAGCTGCCGGGTGATTCGCAATATACGACATCTGCTTCTATCATTATGGACGCGCATTATGCACGTCTGGGTATCAAGAAGAGGTGGAACAAAGAAAGGGTAGATCGTTTATGTGGGTTTCTAAGAATGAATTACGGGGAAATAGCAAGTCTGCTGCATATGCCACATGCGGATTTTGTGAAGAAGATAGTATCCCCCAAGCCGTTTGAAGGCCCACTATGCTTACTCCTTACCATCGTCGAAAGAAGATATCTACATAACTACACTAAGGACACGATAGACAACTTATTTAATTTTACCGATGGTTAATAAGGATATACTCAGAAAGTTCGGATGCACTCAAGAGAGGCTCCGTGAAATTTTTACTTCTACGGAGGGTGAAGACCTAGTTACCCGTCAAAAGTTCCAGGATATAATTCAGTCCAGGATACTTGAGGGTATTCGCTCATGTGCCGAGCATGCAAAGTTGTACATGAGTGTTGATATGGCATGGGATTCATTGCCGATCAATAAATCCACAATTCCGTTATTACAGTATGCACAAGGGAAAATTGACTTAGATCAGTGCCATAATAAGCTTAGTGACCTAGGTGTTGCGGATAAATTCTGCGAGTATGACGACGAAGGTGGTTTAAAGAATATAAACGCACTTAGGTTATATGAGGTTTCAGTTAATATTATTAGGTCTTACGTTACTCGGCGTGTGGCTGCACAAGCTAGTCGATTCTGCAATCTCTTTCCATACTTCAAGTACGAGCCGAGAAGCACCGCACTCGCAGACAAATTAAGAGCAGATGTGCTTTCTCAGCGGGTTGAGATCATGTCTGAGCAGTTCGGGTACAGGCATCAATTCGAGCAAATCGTAAGACATATGTTCATGTATGGTCACTCTGTGGCATTCCCGGAAACATCATGGACGGAGGACATTCAGTGGAGGTACGCCGCGGACGATCTTACAGGCACCGAAGATTTAGAATCTTATGCAGAAAAGGCTGGTGTTCAGTTTACCACACCTCACCCAACTCGCGTGCTCAGGGACATATCGCGTCCATTACATGACATAAATAACAACCAGGGACCCGAGTGGATAGGGTACTGGGATATTGTTAGGTATGGAGATATTAATAAAAACCCTGCGACATGGAACTCAGATAAGATCAGTTTCACGAATAGTCTTTCATCAATATACAATACATACGCTGACTTCTTTGGTTACTACTTTAAAGATGATGTGACCTTTCCAAAGGTGGGAGATATGTTCTCAATGCGTAACGAGCGTACCGCCCAGACTGGTCTTTATGCCTCTGAGGACGAAGATAAGGGCATGTTTGTCACTCAAATGTACATGCGGGTAAATCCAAAGCGTGACCGATTAGGTGATTACCCTCACGATGTTTGGCTTAAACTAACTGTAGCTAGTGACGAGACAGTACTCTATGCGGAGTATCTCCCATCGTTACCTGCCGTATATGGTGGTATAAATGAGAACGATGATCGCATGGCGAATATATCAGTCGCACATGAAATCATGCCATACCAAGACCAGTTGACCAATATCTTAAACTCCATGCTCGAGCAGATGAAGATGAGTATGTTCAAGATATTCGCCATAGACCAAGACGCACTGGACGACGATGTTAAGGAATATATCAAGAACGCACTAGCGGACGATAGCTTCTACGCTAAGCCAAAGGCACTATTCTATTCTGGTCAAAAGGCAGCCGACCTAGGAATCAATAGTAGCGATTTCATCAAAGTCGTGGATGTGCAGAGAGAACTTTCCGCAGGGATTAATCAATCAATCCAAGCGATCCTCCAACTATTAAATCTCGTAGAGCGTTTGCTGATCCTTTCTCCGCAAGAGTTGGGACAGCCCGCTCCACGGGAGATTAGTGCTACTGAGGTGGCGGAAATTGCTAATACCACAAATAGTATATATTCCTTTATATCCGAGGGTGTGGATGACATGCGATCTGCCATGAAGAAGGTGATTTATGAGCATCTAGTAAGTTGCTCAGATGACACCTTTATTGTTCCCGTTAAGGGCAGGTATTCTGAGCAAGTGATTAGAGATGCAGGTTTTGAGGTAGAGACTGCAGGTGAACCAAATGCCGCAAAAAGGAATGTAATAGGTAAGCCATCATCTCTTGTATATGAATACTTATTTAGCGCCCGCGATGGAGCAGAGAGAGCTAGAGACACTCAGTCGGCACAAGTGCTTGGTCAACTTCTGATGCAATTACTGCAGGTGCCAGATATGGCAAAAGCCCTTGGCAGGGAGCGTGTATTCAATATGTTCAATGAGATATTCCGCATGTCTGGTGCCCACGACCTAAAGCTAGAGACGGATGAGGCAGACGAGCAAGAAGAACTTGCAAGTGTAGGTAACGAACAATTTATTTCTCAACTTAGAGAACAATGGCCCCAAGTTCTCCAGATGATTGAAGCTTTAGTACAAAAAGAGCAGCAGGGACAACAAATGCAAGGCGAACCAGGATCTCGCCCTGCACCCCCGCAGGCTGAACAACAAGCAATGACATCACCAGAACAACAAGTCCAAATATGAGCGAAGAAACCGCAGAACAAGTAGAAACCGCAGAAGAAGCACCAAAACAAGAACAATCCAATCCATTATACAGGACTCTGTTTGATATTGCAGAGGAGGTTACGGAAGAGGTTGAACAGGAAAATCAAGGGGAGGTAAGGAATCTTTCAGATGCGGTAGATGCCGAAGAAGAAAAGGTTGTAGAGGAAGATGTACAGGAAGAGGCGAAGGCACCTGAGAAAAAAGAGCCCAAGAAGAAGAAACTCAGGAAGGTTATAGACCCTGATATTCCAGAAGATGTAAGAAAGCAGCCAGCTTTCCAGGAGTCAAATCAAGAGCCAGATTTGGTAGACGACGAGGAGAGGGAGTTTATAGACACCCTCATCCCGGAAGAGCAGGTCGTTTACGAAAAGATTTTATATGCTGATAAAAAATTAGGTGGTGATTACAAGGGTAAGTCAACCCAGTTCAAATCATTCCTTAAGAAGAGTAAGGAGTATATAGACAAAAAAATGAACGAAGATGACTTCTATGATCCTTCTCAAGACGATCAGTATTCTCAGTTCATCCAGAAAAATAGGCCTAAATTTACACGGGCTGACGAAGATAAGGTACACAGGGAGATGATTCTGGAGGAAGCGGATAAAAGAAGCTCCAGAAAAAATAATGACCGAATCGCAAACCTAGAGCGTCAGCTACAGAAGTATGAGGTACAGCCAAAAGTTGCTAGCGCTAAGGCAAACTTCAGGAAGGTTGCTCAAGAAGCAATCATACCAGAAGATTATAAAAAGTTATTAGGCGAGGGAAGCCAAGAGCAGATAGAGAAATTTGCAAATGAAAATCCATTCGAGTATCAGATACTGGAAGGATTTACACAGCAGTTACTCACCTACAGTGATGCCCTAACTGATATATTCTTAGACCCAAGCACTCAGTTAGATATTGAGAGTAATCCGATCCACAAAGATTTAAATCAATGGATTGAGAGGGAACAGGAGACTTACATACAATCGGGACAGACTCAGCAGGATGGAAAAATATTTATGAGGAGGGAGCGTTACTACGCACTGCCTCAAGATAAGAGAAGTGAGTACTATACCTGGTCCGATAATGACATAATGAAGATACTTGCAATTAGGTATCGAGGTTTGGTGAATGACGCCCTTGCGCAGCAAAAAACCAAGCTTGAAAACGCAGGTTATCAGAAGACCGGAGCTCCGGCACCAGCTCCTAGGCCCATCGAAGGGTCAAGGCCAAGACCGCCCTCCGTACCATCTACTCCTCGCCAAGGGAATACTGTAGACGCAAAGCCTGCTAATCCAAAGCAGCAAAATGCATTACTCAGTTCATTAGGTTTGTAGATCCAAAAACATAGTTTTAGGTTTTCGGTAATGAGTTTGCCAAAACCTTATTTTAGGGAAAATTTAGGGAAAATTCACTTATTCGGCAGATGAGATAGCTTTTCTGTTATTATTAAGGTGTAACACGATATTTCGTATAACACTAACATAACATAATATGGCTATTAACGATCCAAACCAGCCCGTACCAGCACAGTCTGTTGAGCCGGGTACCACAGCAATCGCTCAATCCAATCTTGTTAAGGATGCGGGTTATGGTCGCATCATTAAGGTTGATGATTCGACTGGTTGCACGCTTACTAACGCCTCCATTAAGGGTTTAACCCCTGCGGAATTTGAATCTCTTTCCAATAAGGAAATAGACTTAGCTCGCGTAATCGCAAGCTCTGCCGAAGCAAAAATGCTCGGTGTCCGAGAGAGAGGATTAGTAGACTTACTTAATAGCTCGATCACAAACATTAAGCCTTTAATTAACAAGGTAAATATTTCCGAGCAATCCATTATCCTTCCATACATTCAGCGTCGTCAGCGCTCTGTAATTAACAGTGGCTACTTCGCTATCGAAGCTGGACAAACCGCAGATGGCAATTCTCCGATTGACGGAGGTTACTCTCGCAAGGGTGGAGACTGGGAAATTACCGTAAACCTTGGTGCATCTGACTGGGCTTCCCCCGTCGATCACATCGAGCGGTACTTCCTTACTGGTGGATTCGTAATTGTAAATCATTGGGATAGCGGAAACGATCCTGTTGAAGTACAGTTCCAAATTATTGGCGCAGATAACTTGCCTAACGCTGAAGTATCCAAAGCTAAGGTAACTCTTCGTCCTACTGGTAAGCAAATTTCCTCCACAGGATACACTGACACAGAGTGGACTGCATTATCTGCTGACTTTAAGGCTCAGTATGGTCCCGAGTATGGTGTTGTTCAAACTGTCGCTAACAATGTTAATGACTTCGAAGAATGGTGCCGTAATCAGCCCACCGACCTTAGCATTAAGCTGATCGTCAATTGGTTACAAACCACTCGTGAGTCCCGCACGATTGACCAAACCTATCGTGAAACATTGCAAAAAATCATGAACGGCGAGGTCAATAGCTACCTCAAATCCATGGTTTACACTCCTCTTGCTGAGCAAAACAAAATTGCTGCTCAAGCATCACAAGAGCAATGGTTGCGTGCTACTTGGTTCAATCAGCCAATCAATGACGCACAAACCCCTGAAACCTACATGCAGCTTCCTGCGGTTACTGACCCAGAAGATGACACCTGTACTCTTGAGTACAAATCAAATGCACTGGGTATCAAGGCTCTCTTGGCTGAGTCCAATCGTGTGGTTAATAAAGGCGGTGGAGCTTATACTCTTGAGGATCTCCAAAAGGATATCTACTACCTTAAACGCAATCGTGAGCAAGACGGATCCAACATTAGTGTTGTTGATGTCATGACCGATCGCTTCACCTACAATAAACTCTTTGAAGTATTCAATAAATACTACCAAGGACGCTACGGATGGGGACTTGATCGCAATGCTCAAATCAATCAGCAAATTACCCATAATGGCATCTTGTTGTTCAACTACTCGATGTTTGATTTGCCAGAGGTTGGTTGTCAGCTTGCTGTATTCCACGATCCTTACTTTGATGACCTCATCAATCACCAAGCTCCATTGTTCGGTGCTAGTCTTGATCCCGATGGAAACAAAGTAGTTGGCAAAGACGGAAAGAAAAGTTCACTAGCACTCAATCAGCACGAAACCTACTCTAAGGTTATGCGCTCCATGTGGTTCGTTGACTGGTCTGATGTAAAGGTTGGTATCGCTGGAACTAACTCCATCACTCGCAAGCAACCACATCCTGAGACGGATCGCCTGTACAAATGTCGTATGGCTCACAAGGAAACTGAGTACTCACTCCGTTCCACCAAGTGGACCACTATGATGGATGTTCCTGCCCGTCACTTGATTGTTGAGAACTTCGATGCAAACCTCGAAGTAAGTAACTGGTCTTCTTATATCGTTTAACAATTAATTAAGGGCCTCATTCCTCTCCCCTGCGTAGCGGGGGAGGGGGTGGGGTTTTCTTATATATGAAGTATTTATTTTTTAAAAAGGTTCCTTACGACTATGGCGCTGAATATCAAGAGTTCATGAATGGCGTGAAAAGACGTGGTATTGGTGGATACGAAAAGGCTGACGCAGATATATTGCTTGAGCTACACGGCAATTTGGTTGAGGAAATATCCGAACAGGAGTACCTGGACTATAAAAAAAAATTGAACTTGGGGCCAACAAGTTATCGGGTATTCGCGACGCAACACCAAGACCCATCGAAAAATCCGAATGCAGTTTATGCAAGCGAAGAAAGCAACCAGTCAACATCGCTTGATGCGGAGGATTTATTAGAGGTAAGTGATGCAGTAGTCGAAGATCCGCTTGAAGGAACTGAGTAATGAACAGAGACTCTGTGGTAGGTTTAGCTGGCACATTCGCTAGCTTTACTCTTGATACTATTCATTTAGTTGCCGCCACAATTTGCGCCTTATTGACGGCTGTCCATCTTAGTGTTAGCATATATGTGAAACTGAAGGGCAAGGGAAAGTAATGTCATTAAATAGAAAGTACGGAACATTTGCAGCCACTACAGATGGTAATTACAATGTAATTCCATACCACAGGGCTTCGTCATTTCGGGTAACAAACTTCACTGGTAAGGTTGTGGGTATAAGGCTCAGAGCAAACCCGAAGGTTGTGGATGACTTTAATGACCATAATTTCAGTGAATGGATAGGCGACATTGAATACAATGAGATGGAGCTTGAGGGTACAAGTGCTGGTAGGGTTACAGGGTCAGCTTACAGGCAGCTTACTGATGAAGTAGTCATGGATGGAGCGGAGGTAGAAATATCAATCCGTACGCCAAACGCTCCAGTATATTCTGTGAAATTCTCAGTCATGGATCACCCAGACAGAATGGGTATGGATGGTGCAGGTTTTGTTACCATTACGAATCAAAACACAAAAAGTAACACGAACTACAAAGTTACTATTCGTCTTTATCCTACAACATCTGAGTTTAATACCTTTGTCGCAGAAGAGGGCAAGGATAGAGTAGAGTTTATACCCCCAGGACTGCTTACGGCTAGAGGTGCGGGTACAGGTAACTTTGGGCTAGATCAATTACAGGATAGTATTGTGGCAATCGAAACTGATCAAGATGTTCTTGTAGACCCTATTATATACCACCAAAAGGCGAACTATTCCGTGGAGCATATAGGTCACGGAGGTACATACACTTATCCATGCGAAGATAACACATCAGAGTACGAGATAATAAACTTGGGTAGTGATGCGATGAACTACTCTGACAATACACAAACCATTTCAATAAGTGGGTTTTATGCAAGATGAGATCAAAGTTAGTGAAGGGTATCAGCCTACTCACCAATTTATTAGCTTCACTGAAGGCTCTGCCTCAGAAGCTCCTGACCCTTCTGCGTACGCTACTCACATACTAGCTGCGGATCACAACTTAAACCACATTAGTGGAGGTGACGCAACCGATGGGTTTAGTACATGGGTCACTGACTTATTAGTTTACCCTAGTAGCGAGTACTGGGAGAGCCTACTTGATAGCAATAAGATCAGGCCTTATGTAGATCTATCTATATCAAATTATAATACTCTCCGGATACCATCGGCGGTTCACGATTATAATCTATATGTGGATGACGCTACGATATACGGGGATCTTACTATATTAGGTAATACTAACTTTGGTGGTGTTTTTCAGCTAACGGGAGATGTAACAGTAAACTCCATAACCTCTCAGGGTGATATATCTGGCGTTGATAATACCAAAGCTAAAGTAGAATCTGTAACATCTGACTACACATTTACTCCGGATAAGACTGGTGTAATACTCAACTGCTCACCATCTGGGGGAAACATAAATATCACACTACCCACTGGCCCAGAAGATGGGCTGAGATTCACTGTAATGATTTTGACATCTGGTAATACTATAACATTCCCTACGCTCACAAACGCAAAAGGGAATCAAATTACCTCACAATATTCGACTGCTACCATATATTCCGATAATAATTCATGGTATGGGTTTGGGGACTTGGTGTGATGTTTATTGCAGTTGATAGAAACGCAAAACTCCCAGCGGATGCACAGAATCCGCTTTTTGCTTTATCCATGAGAAGGAAGCTAAGGAGTCTATATAAAGGTGAGTACTTTAGGTATCAGGAGGATGGGTTAGAGTACACATACCCAAAAAGAGCCCCAAGGGAGGGAGCTAAACTGATTGAAATATATGACCAAAAGTCAAGGCATGGGCTCGATCAATACAATGCCATCCAGGAAGACCCATATAGGCAACCAGAGATATTTGGTGCCGGGGGGTACTATGCACACTTTAAGTCTGGTCAATATATGGATTTAGTTGGAGGGGCAGAGCATGTTGGCACTAACTTTACCATTACATCCATAGGGGAAGGGGAATACCCAAGGCCTATGGTTTCTGTATTTGGTAATGACGATTTTATATCTGTGGAGCCAGGGAATCCTACTCGTTTCTCCTTTAATGACTCTTCGGCACTTTCTGAAAAGGCAGAGGTAAGCCAGATGTTTTCTGGTGTTGATCCCTCACAGAATGGTAAGCGTGTACTTACGATAAAGGGCAATCGAGGCAAGGGGCAGAACTTATCTGCCAACACCTCAACTAATTTCACAACTATTTCTATCGGTCGATCCAAGGATAGGATGTTTGAGGGCAAATTTATAGAATGCACTTTTCATCTATCCGATATCAGTCGTTATGCATCTAAGCAGATATGGGAGGCACTAAATGTTTGAATTAGTAACAATGTTTTTTACTGCGGGTGGCTCTGCGGCATTAGGTTCAGTACTAAAAGGTGTTTTTGGTGGGATTAGTGATTCCCGTCAGCAAAAGTTTGAGTTAGAATTAGCTAGGGAGGCGAGGGGAAATGAATTTGCACTTAAATTTCAGGAACAACTTAATAGTGGTGAAGGTGGTATGTTTACTAGGGTTACTAGGAGGCTGCTCTCGCTCATACTATGCGGAACCCTCTCAGCAGTCGTCATCCTTTGCACCCTCTTCCCAAGTGCAGAAATCATCACCCTTACTAACCCAACAGGAGAAGGAGGCGCTGAAATCCTCTTCGGGCTCATCACCTTCCCTGTTAAGCAGTCCCCCATTATGGTCACTACAGGTTCGCTAGCGAGTTACTTCGTAATTGTTTTAGCCCCCATGGTCTTGGGATTTTATTTCACTCCTGGAGGTAGAAGATGAATTGGAAAGAGTTTAATGACGAAGTCCGTGTATTCCTTATCGTAGATAGTGAAAGGAAGGGTAGGGGGGTGCAGGAGAATATTGACTCTCTTATAGTCGCTGCCACGATAGATTTACAAAGATACGTGCCTGCTATAAGGTTAAACCAGTACAGGTTTTACTCGGATAGCACTCTAGTTGAACCAAACCCAGAAGAGCTAAATGATGTAAATGCAGAGGGTGTCAATGTCCATAAGGGCGATTTCTCAATGTCTAGCATTAGGATCAAGCAAGTGGTTGTCAGGCGTGTGCCTACCGAAGAAAATAACCAAAGCATATCGCATTATTATTACCCCAGCTCGATACCATGGGAATCAAGATTTGCATTAGTAGATGGGGGTATAGTAGATAGAACATCAAATTTACCTGGGCGAGTAACATTTGGTGAGAATACTTTCTGGACTGCACCTAAGTTAAGAGATGACGAAGCGTTGTATGTATACTTTGAAGGTGAGTATAGACCTACTCCGATCTACAAGGCAACAGACGACGAGAAGAATACACCCGTAGTATTTGATGAGTTGGAGGCAAAAGCAGTAGCAGGGTATGTAAAAGCACACCTAGCTAGAGATGTCGATAATGACTTAGCGCAGTATCAAGTCTTCATGCAGATGTATCAGAAAGAGCGTGCGCAAATTTTCATTAATCGTAAAGAGTACGAAACATCATCTATTGATCAGATCGCAAATAGCACAGGTATAGGTGGAGCATTTACAGTAGGATGACCCAATCAAGATCGAGGTTAAAATCATACTTTATCACTGGTGCAACACCTAGTGAGGTAGAGTTTGCTCAACTCATTGACTCAGCATTATTGGCGGTAGACCTTGTAGATTCATTAAATTCAGAGTCTACAAGTAGCCCATTATCAGCAAATTCAGGACGATTACTAAACCAAGCTATAGGCGATATTGAATCTAGGGTACTGGGCCTTGAGTCGGCAGGTATTACTTTTGCGGGCCAGTATTACGACAAGGAGAAAATAGACCACAGATTTAAAAGCGTAGACACGGTAATATCTAGGCTTCCAGACTCATCTAGTATCAGGAATTTAGAGTCACGAATAGATAATATTAAAATCACGCAGGGACCTATTCCTGCAATAGAAAATGTACCCGGACTTAGGGAAGAGCTTGAGCAAAAGGCTACTAAATCAGATGTAAGGAGTTTAAAATCTGAACTACTACAAAGCATTACAGGATTAGGCACGGGTGACGCAGATATAGACCTATCCCCACTCAATCAGTCAATCGCTGAACTAACGGATAAACTTGTAGCACTAGAGCAACACAAAGCACCATTAGAGCATACACATGATGTTTATACTAGGAGTGAGGTAGATACAAAGATTGGAGCAATAGATGTAACTGATCATATCCACTCTGTCAGTCAGATAGAAAACCTTGGACAGGAGATACAATCAAAGACCAATTTACTTGTTTCCGATCACTCTGGACTAACCAATAATCCACACAATGTAACCAAGGAGCAAATAGGTCTAGGTAAGGTACAAAACCTAACTCCAGATGAAATGGTGGGCTACATACAGTCTGATGGCTTGGTTACAAATACAACATTTCAAGAGCATATACAGAACACCAACCCGCATGGATTAACCAAGGATGATGTTGGTTTAGGGAAAGTTTCCAATGTGGATGCCGTATCTTTACTGGATGCCCACTTAGCTGCAGATAATCCTCATAATATAGATCTTTCCTTCTTTGATGTCTATGCAACTGCAGAAGCAGATGCTCGAACTGAGTTTTTTATTAACGCCTTAAGGTATAAGTTTACACCAACCTCCAGTAATGACTCTGCGGGCAAGGAAGGGGATTTTGCGTACGACCAAGACAACCTCTACTTTAAGGTATCAGATACCGAATGGAAAAAGGTAGCTTTACTCCCTATCGACAATGGCTAAAGGGAAAAGATATAAAAATATAACCATACACCCCGCGCAGGGCGGTGCGTTAATTGGGTCAGCTTCCGATGATGTCCCGATCACGCAGGAGTCTAACCATTTATCTTCCTCGGCTAATTATACAGATAAGCTAAACTTCAGGAGAGAAACTGACGGAGAGTTAAGGAGGGAAGGCTGGGAAGAGCTTGATCTTAGTGGTGGAAGTAGTAAATGGGGAGGTGTTGCATTTGACTTAAGCACGAGCAATCTTCCTATACGCGCTATTCACCAATTCCCCGGAACTGATGGAGAGGCGGTGATTGTAGCTATTGCAGGTAATATTGCATGGAGATTATTCTCGAGCGAAGATACTTATGCTAAGGATTATAGCGATGAAGATAATAAGTACGCAGTAGATTCCTTGGGTAACGAATACTGGGTAACATCGGATGATGACTTCTTTTGGAAGGAAATATATGTCTTCAATAATAATATAGACCTAGGTACTGCTAATCGTTGGGAAATCGTAGATGTACAGAATCATATCATTATAAATAATGGGGTCGATTTACCTGTTGTATATAAGAGTGAGTATGAGCGTGCCGAACCACTTTATTCACTTCGTGAAAATGGTATTGTTTCAGTGGGAACAATATCTTCATACCAAGATAGATTATTTTGTGCGGACCTATTAATGATAACCGATGGGTTCGATAGGTGGTTTACTGGTGCGAGTAACCCGTATGGTGATGTATATACGAGCGATCTATACGGGGAAGTAAAGGTTAAGCGATATCAATACCGCATGGCATACTCAGCAGAGGGCGAACCCAAGTTATTTAATGCGGGCGTTATATCGGGTAACTCGGTAGTTATGGAGTCAGGTGGTCTACCTGGTACATTGACTGTTAATTCAGCTGGTCAATATGCATTTAATTCTGAGTACCAATTTGCCATAAATACTCCCGCCAGTATGTATCAATTACTTAATGATGGGGCGTATCAAGGGCCAGAGGCATATACCGTAAATATGGTAAACCCGATAGCCACGATAAAGACAGCATATGAAGACCCGGATGATTTAAATATATCTGGCATATATCTTACCACCAATGAGTCCTCTGTTAGTGATGAATATACTCAAGACTCTGCTAATCCATTTAGCTTATATGTAGAAGAGGGTTACTATGAGTCATTTGGAGGTGACTACAAATTAGTCAATCAAGACGGGGCTGATATGGTTTTCAAAGACCCTAGTACGGCTGAAAATTTAGCTACTGGTACATATAATGTCGTCCTCAGACCATACGCAGAGCAATTATCCTCCCCTGCAGCATTTAATGAATTTGCACAAGATGGATCTAGGATACTAAAGATGCACGACCTAGCTGATAAGCTAGTGGTGTACAGGGAGTCGGGGTTCTTTTTCTTATCTAAAACAAACAGTACCGCTCTCCCTTTCTCGGTAGAACCAAGATACACAGGAGGTAGGATTGCGGACTTCAGGCATACCATTATTAATATAGATGGAAGACAGCACATCTTCATGGGTAATAGCGGAATTTATGCGATCAATAGAAGCTCTACTGAGCCTACTCCTATAAGTATGTTTGAGATAGGTCCCCCTTTCTGGCAGAGTGTACCACCTGAGCTTTCAGAGTATATATATGCAGTGGATAACCCTATTACCAGGGAGATATTCATTAATTGCCCCACAGGAATACTTTTTGACTCGGATGGAAACTATATAGATCAAAAAGGTAATCAATCACCCACCCCAAAGCTAGAATGGGGTACTATAGCGTACGACTATATCAACAAGACATTGTCTACGATTGACGCATCATTCACATCCGCGGCAAGCATTCGTAAGCCTAGGTTTAGGAGGACTGGCTCAGACGAGCTTTGGTTCGTAATGGGCATCCATCAGTCGGGTGCAGGAAATGATGTTTACCCCGGCACGCAATACAGAACAGATAACAACTTTGGTGGTGTATTGGTTAGGTACGGATATGGCCCACCAAAACAAGGAGAGCGATCCCCATACAGGTTGTATAGTAGGCTAGGGCTAGGATATTCTTCCGTACTTAAAAGTGGTTTAATAGATTTCGGAGATTCTTTCTCAGATAAAGAGGTTAGGTCTTATCTACTTGAGCTTTCAAGTAAGTATGGCACGACCCCTACTAGAGTAAAAATAAGCACAACAACCTCCCCACAGGGCACAGAGAATGTAGAGACTATGCAGGTAAATGATGGGGTGGAAATAGACTATGTTGAATTAAATAACCTAGTGGATGAGAATATGATACCAATGTATGTAAGAGCTCCATACATAAGGGATGAAATAACGGTACTCCCTGAGTATAATGAAGACGGCACAGTAAAAGATAACCCAATAAAAATAACAGGAAGAACTTTTGAGGTTAGTGGGGTCGATAGCAGATCAACCACCCAGACGTATAATCAAGGATGAGCATAGTGGTTAGAAAACTTCCTGCAGATATTGAAGTAAGTTTCCTTCAAGACGACTCCGTGCCCGAGGAGTTAAAAGACTGGTGGGGATTAACCAGGGAGAACCTTGAGCGGATGAGGGATAGACTGAATGCACAATCCATAGAGATTGAGGGATTATTAAGAAGACTAGAAGAAGTAGAGTCTAAACTTGAAACATTGTAACACGATCTTTATTGTAACATAATGCCGCAGCCAAGTAGATACATTACCGCTAGGATAACCTTTCGGAGGGCTACTACAAAAGAGTGGGAGAATAATGACCCTGTTCTGCTTTCTGGTGAGCCTGCTATTGATACTACCGCAAACAAGTTTAAAATCGGTGACGGCATATCTCCTTGGTCTAGTTTAGATTATGTTGATGGCGGAGCAGGCGGAGGAGGAGGCTCATTCTGGGTAAATAATGGAAACTTCCCAGAGGCTGTAACTAATGCTGCAGAAGCAATTGACTACTTAAAGTTCTGGCAGGACACTTTCGAAGATAATGCAGCAGCATATTTTAATACAGGAGTAGATGGAGGGGACTTTGTTCCATTACATGAACTGAATATTTCGGCAGGTACTGGGGGTGCCGCTTCAATCTTAGGTGAGCCTGCAGATTTCAATTCATACCCAGAAGGAACTCAAGTACAGATACAGGCATTAACATTCAGTAACTATGAATTTTCTAGCTGGTCTGGATTACTGGCTGGCGAAGAAAATAAAGCTTTAACTACAATTACCATGTCAGGACCTAGGGTTTTGGGCGCAGAGTTTGTAGTGGAGGCACCAAATCAAGCGCCCGATGTAACCCTCAATGGGGATGCTGTGATCACTGTATACGAAGGTGGAGGGTTTTCTGATCCTGGCGCTATATATGTGGATGATAAAGATGGCACTGGTGTAGCTGCAGCATCTGGTATTGTAGATGTGGATACATTAGGTCAGTACACAATCACCTACACTTATACTGACACTGGAGGTCTTACCTCTACTCCCAAAATAAGAATCGTAAATGTAGTCCTGCCCCCCGATGTAGACTCTCCTGTAATCACTCTGAATGGAGATAGTTCTATTCAACTTGATGAGGACGAAGATTATGTAGAGCAAGGTGCCACATGGACTGACAATAGGGACGGTTCAGGTTCAGTAACCGACATTACAACCGACCTTACAGGTCAAGCTTTGCAATCTACTACAACAAACAATTATAGCGTTATTGCCGAAGATGCATCAACCAATGATGTTACAGGCGTAACAATTTCAGCTTTCCATGACGAAGATGCAATGTATGTCATGGGCAATCCATTCTTACCCGAAGGTGACGGAGTTTGGAGAATAGATTTACAAGTAGTTAAAACAAATAGTTCGGTTATCGATGTGTATGCAGAGTTTGATTCTAGCTATAATAGAATTATTGATGCATTTACGGGCACACGATATGGGTTAAGATACGAGTTTTTAAGAACCGGCTATGGTGCTAGTCCAGATTATTTTGTTTGCTACCCTGTTTGGTCAGAAACTCCTACATCCACAACTATTTTATCACCTGAAGACCCTGCTACTTCTAGCACTTTAAATAGTTTGTCATCTGCGTATTTGCGTGGATTTAGATTTAGATATGCGACTGCAGGCGATGTAGTGCATTCAAATGTCAGGCAGATAAGTTACTCGGCTGGTAGTGCGATTGGTAGCTATACAGTAACATATAATTTTACAGACACTGCAGGAAATTCAGCAACTCCAGTGACAAGGACTATCACGGTTGTGGATTCCACATTACCTGTAATCACTCTGAATGGAGATAGTTCTATGGGACCACCGCCTGACCAACGGCAGTTATCGGCGGGCTCAACCTATACTGAGGAGGGTGCTACATGGACAGACAATATAGATGGTAGCGGGAATGTTACAGACATTACAGGCTCAGTGGACACGGGAACACTTGGGGCCTACACAATTACATACTCCTACACAGACTCTGCCGGGAATACTGGTACAGCAACAAGAACCATTACGGTAGTAGATAGCGCACTACCAACCATAACATTAAATGGAAGTAACTTATTAGAGGTTGATGAAGATACAACCTATACCGAGCAGGGTGCCACATGGAGTGACAATATAGACGGATTTGGTGCGGTCACCGATATAACCACCGACCTTGATATAACCACTCCAGGTACTTACACTGTACGTTATAACTATACCGACACATCTGGCAACAAAGCTACTGAGGTTGTTCGTACTATAACTGTTGTAGCAGTAGATGTAACCCCTCCATCCATACAGGTACTTGGTAATAATCCAGTTACCTTGGTAGAGGGTCAGACTTATACAGAATATGGTGCTAGTTGGCTTGATGATTTCGACGGCAATGGCACAGTCACTGATGTCACTGGATCAGTGAATATTAATACAGCGGGGACTTATACTATAACATATAGTTACACTGATGCTGCAGGTAATACTGCATCAGATTCAAGGACCGTAAATGTCGTGGCAAACGACCCAATATATGTGTACTCGGAGCCAGATGGAGGATTCTTCTATCCATTGTATAGGTATTCGTTTGGATTATCAGCCTACCATGAGCATGTACTCGGCGGGGTTACATACTACATGAGGAATAGCGATACGCTAGGCGTGGAAAACGAAGACTGGGCTCATGGGCACCACTTGTTTCCATCATCTACATTAGGGTTGGAAGCAGGTACTCCCTCGCCAACGGACAGTGATTATGATGGGGTACCTGATGATTTTGATTACTGGCCAAGCATAGTATTCATGAAACATACCCAGGAGGAGCTAGATGCATATTTAGCTGACCAATTTAAGGTTATTGAGACAAGGGATGTTGTAAAAATTTTAGTCACTAACGGAATTGGAGACGCGGGTGACTATGTTTATGTAACAACAATTTACTCTAGTCCCGAAAAATATAAATTCGTGCGCTCGGATGGCACCACATATAATGACGATGATGCATTAGCATCCAACCGAGGATCATTGTGGGAGGTCTATACTGACCCATCTTTACCTAGGAGCGCCCATCCGGACTCAACGGCTCCCGTAATATCCGTAACGGGCGATGAGATTACTTATCTTGATTTAAACGAACCTTATGTAGAACAAGGTGCCACATGGACGGATAATGAAGACGGCTCTGGTTCAGTAACTGATATAACAGGTACAGTAGACACATCAACCGAGGGACAATATACAGTAACATATGAGCATACTGATAACGCGGGCAATGCGGCCACAAAAGTAAGGTATATCAGGATCGTACAACTAGACCAACTAGGTACTGGTGGAGAGACTACGTATTTCCCTGGCATAAACAATACCCTTGGGGGTGGGCAGATCACCGAGCAGTTAGTGGTCACTGAAGAAGAGTCTACATTCTTCACTACAACCACCGCGCGACCAGAGGTTGGTGATATAATACGCTATACAGGAGCTGATGCACACGGGTATGTACAAGATCAATTATATGTAGTTTTAGCCTGGAGTATGAACTCTAGTGCCATAGGTGGTTACTACTGGACAATCGCTGACAGGTTTGGATTTACTATGCCAGTTACTCTTATGGGAAGTAGAGATGGAAACCATCAACCCACACCCGGCGAGCCGAGAACATATTTTACTAAAGTAGTTTTGGCTGACATAAGCATAGATAATGATGGGGATGGTTTATCAGGATCGGATGATTATTTCTTTGGTACTCAAGGTGTTTCTGTTAGTGAAGTAGAACTAGAAGCATTACCAACTTTTCCAATTTCTAACGGTAGTATTCCATTAGGTACAAATCATGTAGTAGCTAAGTATACAGGAGCTACAACCAACGGTTATTTTCAAGGTTCATGGTATCAGATAACTAGGCAGAGATGGAACTATATCACCAATGCTTATGAGTATACAGCGGTTAATAAGGCTGGTATCACACAGTCTGTACCTTTGATTGGTAATTCATCTGGCCCAACAAACGGATCTAACCCTTTAACTAATTGGGATGCGAGGCAACTTCCTCCAGACACGGACGGTGACTTCATAAGAGATGATGCTGATTATTTCTACAAGAACGCATCATATACATTAACCAAGGCTGATTTAGATGCTAGGATGGAAGATAATACATCAGCATTACAGGTTGGTGATGTTGTTAAAATGATACACCGAATCCTTACTACTCAAGAGAATGGAGAGTATTACATCGTAATAGGGGCGGGTAGTAGGCAACGAGGCAATCAGGGTTATAAAGATACATGGATTCTAGAATCTGGTGGTGATTTTCCTTATTCAAATGAAACTTATGTATGGCAAGACGAGCGGGGAATTGCTTATGAAAAGATAGTTCCATCTACAGCTCAAGCCGATGACTTTGATGGAGATTCTGTCTTAAATAATGATGAGTATTTCCAGTACTCCCCTAATCAAACAGTCTCTCTCTTAGCATTACAAACTAACTATGGAACTGATACTATAAATTCGGTTACTCCGGGTTCTGTAGTAGTGGTTACTGCGACTAATTACATAACAAACGCAACCCAAGGCGAATATCTAATATATAAGGGCACTGTATCCTCAGGGCATGTTTTCCAAAAAGGAAACGGGGAATATGCATTAATAAATACCTCTACTGCACCTATTGAAAGCTATAGGGTAGGTACATTTAACTTATTAGAGTTTAAAGATAGTGACTATGATTATGATGGTGTAGATAATAACGATGATTACTTCGAGCGTAATGCAGCGTGGACAGTAACCCAGAATGACCTAGATACACTATATTTCGATGATGCCACAAGGCCCTATCTTCTTGTTGGAGATATATTGGAAGTTAAAACAAGTATCCATATATATGGCACCGGAGTTCCAGAGGTAGGGGAGTACATTATATATAAAGGTAAATCGACTGCCTGGCCGTATAAACATGAGTTTGAAAGAGGAAATGGTGTTATTTATGGAATACAAACGAGCTATATAAATGCTTATCTACCCGGTGGTACATCCTACTCATTCATGCCTCAAACCACTCGTGTTCCGTTGGCTGACGATGACGGAGACTATGTAGATAACGACATGGACTACTTCTATGGAATATCTGATTTACACTACACCCAAGCTGAACTCGATAGATTTACTAGCGGCATAAAACCAACCCCTATTGAGGTAGGGGATGTAATTAAGTACAGATTCAACTCAGGATTAGTATACGGATTTCCACAAAACTCATATTGGAGGGTAGCTAGCATAACTCCATGGGGAGATACTGGTCAATATACATATGTACTGACTGGTCGAGATGGCACAAATCACCCACAAACTCTCATTGGTTCATTATATGGCCCAGGTGACGATGGAGGTTATAGTCTACCAACACGCCCCCGAAATATATATGGATGGGAAACTTCCATTTGGTGGGTAGATCTGGAGGATGTCCCTCAGACAATAGAATACCACGACTTTAACACGCTTACCTTTGGCGAACTCACAGCCTATAAGGGTGAGATGACAGACAATGGGTGGTCAGGTAGCTTTGTTTTAACAAGCCAAGGATATAGGTTAAGGACTGGTGGTCCAGTGAATTTTTATGCAGTTAGGACACTAACTGTTACTCCTGGTCTCAGGTACAGGATTGAAGCTGACCTTGGCACTATTCCCCTTGGTCCACCAACCATATCGGTAGGGACTAGTGTGTTTGGGTCTGAAATAACATCCTTAATTCCTAGCCAAGGATTAAATACCTTAGATTTCACAACAAATGAGAGCAGTGTTATTATAACATTCCATAATAATTCCTCTGGTGAGTATGCTGACTACAATACGGTCAAGATCAGAACATTACCATACCCCGAAAGTTACTTCGGTTACTCAAAATTCGATCTTGATACGATAACGGGCACTATATCCGGAGGGGGGCTTCCGACGACAGGCACTATAATTAAGGGTATCGCACCAAATAGTGAGCCAATAATTGAAGGGGAGTATTACAGAGTAACAGGTGAAATTCCTGGGGTAGGTTGGACATGTGAAGACGCATACGGCAGCTCCACATACTGGACTGGTCAACCCTATGAAATTTACCAAGGCGAGCAAGGCACCACTTTTGTAATACCCAACCTAGATCATCTGCCATAATGACTGACAAAAACTCCATACTATACAAAGTAGGTGTAGCAGTAAAAGAAGCTGTGGGCACAGTCCAAGCCTCTATACCTGATTACCTAGATGGGTCGGGTGGAAGTACAGGTTCTGGCACGGGTGGAGTAAATGGTGGATACGATGACTTCTTAGCTGGATTTGGCGTAGGTGGGGATATAGCCGTGGGTGGTACATCAACAAGCGGTACTCTGGAAGCAAGTGTTCATTTTTCCTCTCAAATTTTAACATCTACACCGATAAATCCATCGGGTGAGGCAACTATGAAGTACGCAATAGATACGGAAGACCTGTATGTGTATGACGGGTCAGCCTGGGTAAAATACGAAAACGATTAAATATGAGTACATTACTTACAACCACATCAACCAGTCGCCCGATCGCCAGTACAGGGGATATGTACTTTGAGACAGATACAGGTAGGTTAATTATTTACGGGGGATCTGGATGGTCTCAGTATTCTCCCGCTGCGGCAGGAGAGTCTGTAGATGACTCAGGTGAAATAAATATTTCATATGGTACATTTGATCAAATCCTTGCCCAGGATAAGAGACCTGGAGATTTATTTTACATGCGCCCTGAAGATTATGTCACAGAATTTACATTCACGAGGATACCTGGGGGTATTAGTGGGCCGGCAAATAATGCTTATTTTTACATCACATTTATGGATGATGATGATGTGTATACTTTGTATACTGCCCAATTTAGGCTAACGGTAAATAGTACTGGCCCGAGTCATTATGTAGATATGAATGAATCAGATTGGGGAACACCAAACTGGCAGGGCTCACAAAACCTCATTGATAATTTAGCTGCTAATATTTTCCCTACCGGAACAAGTGCTGTTGTAAGTGGTGAAAATAATGAAACAGTAACCATTATATCTAAGGATTGGTTTATTATAACGAACACACCAAGTGATGGAATAACTGGCTATATAAACCATACCGTAAACCCGACTGAGTACAAATCATCATCCTTGTTGGTATACAATGGATTAGATCAATACGACAATGAAGTATTTTCACAAATAGAAAGTAAATAAAATGGCCACACTAACAACATATACAAAATCCACAGAAGCTAATATTCTATCTAATCCACCATCTGCTGATGGCGAGATGGCGTTCGCGACTGATACAAAAAAGCTTTTTTTATCAGAAGGTACAGACTGGGTATTTTGGTCACCCACTAAGTATTTGGGTAAGTATCAGCTTGGTTCTGAATTAGTGGCCAGACCATTTAATCATATTGATATATCCCAGACAAATACATGCTTGGACTCAAATGGGTTGGCTGTAACAGATGGAGGCTCAGTTGCAAGGATTAGGGACCTAATTAGTAATTCATATGTTGAGACATCAACCGCACTTCAGCAACCAACTATGGTATCTGCAGCAGGTACCACTCCGTTGGCTTTACCTAATGGGGATGCCCGTATAAATAATCTACCTGTCTTACAATTTGATGGCTCGCAATACCTAAATCCTTCAATCGAGATGAAGAGGAATCGGATATATGCAAGCGGGGTTACTGTTATGGCGGTGATTAGGCAAACCCCGCAGCCAAAAAATTTAGATAATACTGCGGATAGTTTATATTGGATTCCAGATGGTAACTACTCAGCAGTTACTGGTCAATATAATTCAATTTGGATAGCGCCAAGAAAGGATAGTAATGTAAGTAAGTATTGGTACAATGGATTTAATGGCTTGGGCATTAACACTCAGGGCATGAATTATTACGACGGGGATCAAGGTGAGTGCACGCTATTTACTGCCCGTGGGTCAATTAATCCGAACTCCAATAGGCAGGATATTATGTTGAGAATAGTTACCAGTCTTGGGAGTCAGAAAACTTATAATACTGAGTATTCCAGAAGTACTAATGCATCTACTGATGATTATGAATTTGGGGGAGTGCAAATAGGCACGAATGCACAATATTCTACCTATACAATGCGTGGAGAAATTGGAGAAATTATATGGTGGAGTGAATCTTTGAGTGATTCAGATTATAATAAGGCTGGTCAGTATTTATCAAGCAAGTGGGGATTTACTTGGTGAAAATATATATAGATACAGATAAAGCAAAAGTAGAGGAAGTACACGATACTTTATCTGCTCACTTTGAATTACCAAAGGGCAGGGTGAAATCCTACTCCACTATAATTGAATATAATGGCGGGTATGGATTCCTTGTCGCCCTAGAAGGTAATCATGATGTAAGTGACCTCATAGATACAAGTAAGGTTATAGACTATGTAGCACCAGAGCCCGTAGAGGAGGAGCCCGCAGAGGATGCCTAATGTAGGTACAGATCTATATAAGATCGGACAATTCCTTCGGAATGAGTTTGATAAGATAGAGGTTAGCCTGGGTAATACTGAACAGGAATTAACAGACTTAATAAATTTAAGAGCAACAACCGTGTCCCTCGGGAACGTGGAAACGCGTGTAAACGCTCTGGAAACAGAAATAGACGGAGGGACATTCTCCTAAACTTAAACAACTAATACAATGGCTACTATTAAATTAAAACGAAGCTCAACTGCATCATCAGTTGGGCCAAATAACGAGGGTGAAATCTCAACGAACCTTATTGATAAAAAGATTTTTATTGGTACTGGATCGGGTGTCATTACTTATGTTGATGAGACACAAGTTGACACTAAAATCACCACTGCATTAACGTCTGCCTTTTCATACAAAGGTACTCAGTCTGGTAATGCACAGGCATCCACTGCGGTTGCCTCTTCTGCTACTGAGCTTCCAGCATCCCCCGAGAATGGTGACTACTACAAAATTGACACTGCAGGGTATGTAAAAGCCAATGGCGCAGCTGATACAGCCGCTTTCTTTGTAAATGTTAATGACTCAGTTGTCTACAATGGTACAGACTGGGACAAAATTGATAACACTAATTCAACTGTAGCCTCATCGGGCTCCTCTATTGCAGTTACTGGTAGTCCAGATGCAGGTTATAATGTAGAGGTTTCTACCGTTGATGGTGGATCCTACTAACATTGGCTAAGATTCTTCCAAAAAGGTCGAGTGTTCGGGGGTTAGTCCCTGACACTACCGACCTTGCAGCGGGTGAGATCGCAATCAACTCTGCGGATGCAAAGTTGTATGTTCGTGGTGCGTCCAATAATATTGTCACACTAGCCACGGGTAACGCAGACTCATACACCACCAATACCTATACAGATGGTGTGCTTACCGGGCAATCCAAGTACACATCAGATGGCGGGGATTTGCTTGAGACTAAGACATTTACCTATACAAACGGCAACCTCACGCAGGTCGTAGTAAAGTATGGTGATGATACAATCATCCTCACGCAAACAATAGCATACGATGGAGATGGTAATGTCTCATCAATTACAAAGGATTACGCATAATGAGTTTTTCAGAGTCAGGTGGCATAATTACACAAAGTGGTATAGACACTGACCTCAGTGGTTTAAATAATATTACAGGGGTGACTAGGTCTGTTGAGGAAGACATGATTATATATGATGTCGCTAGTACTCACAGGTTACAAATTCAAGGTGCGTTACATCACGACCCAGAAAAGGAAGTTTTAATAATTAGGCATGATTGGGTTAGTGGTAATACTCCTGCAATACTTATAAATTATGGCACTAATGCGTGGAAAAATGTAACCGCTATAACCAGGGACTCAGATAATAGATTCGTGCTTACTGTAGCCTCACATGGTTATGTAGTAGGGGAGGCAGTAGAGTTTCAAGTAACTGAACCTGGGGCTGCTCATTTACATCAAGTCGTGTACCCAGTACTTGCAGTCACTACTAATACATTCACGCTAGGCATGACTGAATATTCAGACTACCTGCCGACATTATCTGGCGCTACAAACAGAGTCACGCGCAGGGCTGTATATAACTATGGTAAGGAAAAGACAGCTTTTGGAAATACTAGACTATCTGTAGGAACAGGTTTGTTAATTGTAGGTAACAAGGAAAACAACTTTCAAGAACGAGGTTCGGGCTTAAAAGTTGAAAATGACGGATTATTTCGTGGCAGAGGTGGTACGATTTATTCAAGTAGACCAACCGCACTCAATGGATATTCGGACATTGATGGCACTGAATTAGTTTCTCCTACATTACTAGATTGCCGTTCAATGTCGGGAGGATCGGTTAAAAACTTTAAGTTGGTCAATAACCAATTTGCAGGAGCACAGGCCAGTAAACTTTTAAATAGAGGATTCACTCTTAGCGAAGGCGTGTTAATGGAAACCTTATCTCAAAGTTACTACGAAGTGGTTTTACGAGATTTAGATACATCAAATAATACGGCATACTCTGACATAGGTCATTCATCTAACAATACTTACCCGCATCGGGATTGGGTTGTAATCAATTCAAAAGCTGGTTCAAGTGTTCGTGGGATGTACCGATCATCCACAGGCCCTAGAGGTGATACACAAAAAGGTGTAACTGTTGTTAAGAAGGAAGTATCTTTTAATTTAAAAGATTCTAGTGGTAGTGCGATACAGGGTGTCAAGATGTATATGTCAGATACTCCGGATTCAAATTACTCTAAGAATGCCACATTCCCTGCCCCAACAGATACTTCCAGGCAATACACTAGCGAACTAGGAACAAACACACTTGGGGTATTAAATGCTGATGGAACTGCAACATATGACTACACCAATGCAATAGAGTACACAGGAACTAGCGATGCAAGTGGCTTGATTGATACTCAACAGGTCACTATTGGGGTTCAGATTTTAGAGTATTTATCTGTTGATCCTAGTGCGTCAAGCCAAGGAGGTAATGGTGGCCCGTACAACATAACCCTTAATGGTAATAACTGGGTTGACTCTAGTGGCGAAAGACCAACCACGGCAGCATGGGATACCACAGAATTTGGTGGCTTTTATAAAGTAGATCGCAGAGGAAACGGAAACACTGATGCTGATGAATTTACATTTAAGTTCTGTTCATACGGACACTCATTGTCTTCCACAACTCAATCCCTTAAAGGATTAGGTGAACTTGCTGTTAATTGGGTGTTATTTGATGACCAACTTATTACTGAGACGAAAGCAACAGCAGATGGTAATAGTGAAATAGACACACCGCAGAAATTCTACAACAGGGCAAAATCATACTTAGTGGATAATTACGCAGGAGAAACATCAACTATTGTTTCTCGTGAAGGGAACTCCATTGATGCGGGCTCTTACGATGTAGTGATTGACGGAAATGTAACGGACGCTGCTTCTGCATTCGCGATTAGCGGTAACACATTAACCATCAAAGCAACCAGGTTTGTGGGTAATATTTCCACTACAGGAACAACCACACTATCTAATGGAGCAGAAATCATTGGTACATTTGGATCAACCACGGTTCTTCCCTGGGAAGTAAAAAATGTAGAAGGCACATCTAGGATACAATTATACAATGTAACCAAGGATGCAGAGGTGGTTAACACAAAACTTACCTCAACTGATCCATTTATTGATGCTTCTGGAACATACACAAGTTCGCAGATCGCAGTAGGGGATACAGTAAGGCTTCGTGTTACATGTGTTGTGGGTGCTGAGGCTTTACTGCCAGTACTGCAAACAGGGGTTGCTACAAGCACAGGACTGACCTTCCAGGTAGATCAAGAAGCAGATGCAATTTATAATGCAAACGGGGTGGACGCTAGTCAGATCAGTACATTCACTGCTGACTATACCAATACACCCATGGGGATAGATCTAAGTGAGACGGATGGGGTTGCTACCGTGCAAGAACTCTACGCATTCCTTGTATATTCACAGACCACAGAAGATGGGGTCGATAAGTGGTTTAATGCAGTCCGTGCGATCGATGGTAGTAATTATCAAATAGATCAAACCATTGCAGATATAAAATTCCAAAACACAGGGAATGTGGCAGTCAATATTACTGGAGGTAGAATATTCAGAAAAGATGGATCCTCGGTACTATATGGAGAACTTGGAGACTACCCAATTACCATGGATACCGGATCTCTTGTGACAAATATACTTCCTCAAATACAAGATGCATTAAGCACGGACGTAAATATTCAGTCCATCAAGAATAATTCAAAACTCATTCCAACACTATTATAACATGGCAGACGCAAGTACAATTCTATACCAAATGGGGCAAACTGTTGCCCAGAAATTAAACAATAGTAGCAACTCCCTGCTTCAGGGAAACAATACATTTACGGGATCCAATACATTTCAGAATGTAAGCATAGGAAACCTAAACATTGACAGTAATGTAAGCATAGGTGGCAATCTAAGCACAAGCGGAGACGCTACTCTGGGTGGGTTAAGTACCCTAAGGGCTGCTACATTCGGGGATAATGTAACCGTTAATGGGAACCTTACTGTTAATGGCACAACCACAACTATATCCACTACCAATACTGATATAGAAGATAACGTTATTACGCTATCTAAAGGTGCAAGCACTGAAGCTTCCTACGCACAGGATTCAGGTTTATATATAGAGCGGGCACTCGGCTCTGAGGCAGCTGCATTTATATGGGATGAATCTGAAGCTCGATTTTCCGTGGGAACATTATTACCTACAGAACAAGTTCTTCATCGTAGGTACACACTGAGTACTGCGGTAGCCGGGGAGTTTTACTACTTATATGCGACAGGAACATATGCCACCTCAAATTATATTATAGTTAATCTTAATAGCACATCAGGTGATCCGGTATATTACGAGACATACGGGCCTCAGGATGAGCTAGTACTAAACCTCCCATCAAGCATACAGACAGTTAGTGATTTGCAGGCATATTTAGAGGGCTTGGATTACACAGGGTTCCAGTATGCAGTAGGTGGAAGCACACCTAATACGGATGTATCGAGTGACTCTAGGTTATATGTAGAATTTTATAGCTCTCAGGCGAATACCAACCTCGTGGGTTACACAGGGAGTGCTTATGGGTCAATGGAGGAAGTTATTCCCGCCGCAGATGCATCCACTAGTGCAGATGATTCATTGCGAGTAACCCCAGGCGAACTCCAGGTAGGTGGACTAACAATAAATGAGCAATCTCTTGGGAGCTATGCCGACTTTACTGCAGGCTTGAATGCTTGACGATAGGATTTACTGCAACTACAATAAGTAACACGAAAAAGGGTGTAACATCATGCCAAATTTAACTGAACTACAGAACGACGGACAAACGAGTACCACTAGCCAAATTGTAAAAATGAGGCAAAATACAGGAGGCGTGCCATTGTCTCATGCTGATGTTGATAGTAATTTCGAGAATTTGCGCGATAAATTAAATAATACAATAACTGATGTAAACGATCTGACTTCAGGTAGTTATAATTTATCAGGACCTCAGGGAGACCCCGGACCCAACGGAAATGGATTTACTGGAGGTAGTTACAATTCATCAACAGGCGTAGTTACATTCACATCTGATGATGGACTTGGGTTCTCTACAGGTGATTTAAGGGGTGTTGATGGCACGAATGGAACGAATGGAACGAATGGCACGAATGGTGTAACTTCATATGGCCCTGAATCAACTATTGTTCCGAACATTACCTATAGTGATGGAATGAATATTCATGAATCAGAAACATTCGCCGACCTCAACTTTATGCGTATAAGAAAATGTGGTCATCTAGGCAGGGTTTCTGGTCTAATACATTGGAACCCAGGTACCACAACTAATGTAGGTTGGCCATTTATTAGCTTCGTCACATCAGGCATGATGGACGCAGATGAATCCCTCAGGAATGGACCCTATTTTACACTCAAATGGCCAAATAATGGATTCAATGGTTTGGGAGGCTATGGCCGACATGATGTGACTCTTCATGTCTGGGATCAAAACTCGTCTGGTTTTTTTAGATTAAGAAACTATATAGGTAAAGCTACGGATGTCACTTGGACTGACCCGGACAGTAGTGGGGTTTACCAAAATTCCGAAATTCGTATTATTGTACCAACGGAACTATCGGGGGAGTATATTGCTGGCTTAGAATTTACTTATTCTTACCTACTAGATGAGGGTGAATTATGATTAATCATCAAATAAACAACAGTTACCTGAGGAATGATATAGTGTCGTTCGACGGGAAGGTTTATATTGCTAAGCAGGACATTTCATCTGGGGTGTCTATAACCAATACTACATTCTGGAAGGAATTGGTTCACGAGGCACCAACTGCAGGTTAGTGACGGAAGTCCGTCATGGATAAATACCAAAAAGCAGCCAAGCTATTAAACTCAAAAGCCCCCGTAGATGGGCCGCTTGGGAAGGAACGGATTGCGTACCTTAATCCCCTAGAGGAAGAGATCCTTAAATCCATTGGTGGGTCTGGAGAGGTAATCATTCCCTCTGCAGAAGAGCAGGAAGACCCCAATGTTCCTTCCTATGGTGCATTCAAGTGGATTAAGAAAAAGATATTTGATGACATATTAGGCATTGATGAAAATAAGTTCTTTGGTATGGGTAACCATACATTCCTTGGGGGAGCTCTTAATAAGGTATGGGATGACTGGCTAGGTATTGATTCGGGCAAAACTTTTGGTATTAATGATGCCACATGGGATGACCTATTGCCTGTAATCGCAGGATTTGCTCTTGGACCAACAGTTGGTCCAATGTTGGGAGTGAAAGCTAGTACCGCTGGATCATTAGTTAGTATGGGGACATCTGTACTTGATAAGGTAATAGAGAATAACTCTGGGGATACAAGTGGTAGGCAAATGCAAAGAGAGGAGTTTGCTGCACTAACCCAAGAATTTAAATTAGCCCAAGCCAAGGCCTTAGGTGAGGGTCAACGAATATTCTCATTTCAAGGGCAGCAGTATTATACAGATGACAATGACGACGGGTCAGCTCGTTTCGCTAAAGAACAACCCACGCAACCCACTCAACCCACTCAACAACAAACAGACCCAAATTTACTTATGACAGCTGGCAGCACAAAACCTGGAAGTTATGACGAAGAGGGTCTAGCTAATATTAGGGCTCTTACGAGTGCATTAGCCGGGCGAGGCAAGGGACCAATTCTTGATCCATCGGATACAGGCAGGATGGGTTCTCTTGTGGCTTCGCCTGGTGACGCAAACTATATTGAGGGCTACTCACTTGGTGGTACATATATGGATCCCTTCCCGTCCTGGTTGCGGGATTCTGGTGATGTAATTAATGATACTATTAATAATACTGGTAAGTTTGCTAATGATTACATAGGCACAGAAGATCAAAGGATGTATGACTTTTTGCCTATCCTGGACAGGATGAAAGGCATGAACCTGGATGCTATGTCTACGCTTGGGTCTATATTCGACAGGGGAGATGGTGGATTAGAGAGTCAGTACAGAGGTTTTCAAGATGACTTTAATACACTAGCCGAAGGTCAAAAACTACTTAACACAGTTACCGCTGAGTCTAACCAAGGCTTAGTAGATAATGTATTAGGAGCAGGCGACCAGTACTCAGATTCTTTAGCTAACGCAAAAAATCTGCAGACCTCTCTGACTAATCAATCATTTGATGCGTTATCCTCCCTTGAGGATATTAAACGCATGCAGAATATGGAGCGTGCCGATAGGTTCGCTGATACCAGAGATTCCAGACAAGACGCAGCTATGCGACTTAGTGATGCCGAATATGGCGCAGCCACTGGGCTCAGTGATTCTGAGTATGGTTCGGCAAATAGATTATTTGGTGCCAGAAGTGATGAGGCTGATAATATATTTGGTGCCGAAATGGGTGCAGCGGATAGAATTAAAAAAGCAGAGCAAGCGAAAGCCTTGGCTGCAGGTGCAAATGCAGAACGGTTAGCTAACTCCACACAGCGTGGCATGCGAAGCTCCTTGGTGGGTCAGGGAACGGGCACTTTAGGGAATATGGGTAATGCCATGATTCGCGCACAACTAGGTCAAGACAGGGGTGATCTTCTTGCTGATGCATTGATCCGTGACGCAGACAGAAGAGGCACAGCAGACATAGATTTCGCTGGAAGAATGGGAGATGCTGGCGTAGACCTAGCTAAGCAACTTGGAGACTCAGATGTGGGCCTTGCGGGTAGGCTTGGTCAATCCAATATCAATTTGGCGGACAGGGTAGGTGGTGCGGAAACTAGATACCGGGACCAACTTGAAGATATATTGTACTCAGATGCAGATAAGCTAGGTGCTGAAATTGAGGCAGACAGATTTGCCACACTAGCGGAACAAAACCCTGGTGAAGCAGAAACCCTTAGAAGTGAAGCGAACCTGCAGAATCAATTAAGAGCCCTAGGTTACGGAGATCAAATACTTAATGGCTTGGGTGCAAACATTGGCGTGGATCAAGCTACCTTGGATGATGAGCGTAAGCTACTTAGTGATCTAACCAACATGAGACTTGGTAACACATCACTGATACCTGCGCTTGGCATGCAGAACGCACAGCTTCCCTCAACACTGCTTGAGGCGGCACTTGCACCAATGGGACCACTCATTAGGAACACATCGCCATTTACAACAACTGGTCAACTACCTGCTCCAGTTACAACTTTTTCACCAATCGCACCACCTCAGCAGAAAAATGAGTGGTATGATTATGCAATGATGGCACCACAAGTACTTAGTGGAATTAAGGGAATAACAGATATTTGGGGCGAAGAATGATGAATCCATTACAAGCGATGATTGCCTCCCGCGGGGCGAACCAAATGCCAGGTGCTGGCATACAATCACAAGGTGCGGCTCCTGCAGTCAATCCCATGCAGTACGCGCAGATGAATACTGCGATGCAGCCACAGATGATGAATGCACCTGCAGCCAATTTGCAGCAGATGGATAAGTACAAGTATGTGGATTCTGCCTTAAATAGAGGTCAGCGGAATAAGGAGCTTATCTTTAATACTTTAAATGCTGCAGACCAACGGGCGCATCAGACTGCAAGTGCTGCAGACCAACGAGCGCATCAGACTGCACTAGAGCAACAAAGACATGGCAATGCTTTATCCGCACACAAGTACCAGCAAGAAGCTATACTTGAGAGGGAAAAACAAACAATTCAATTCCAGCAGGAGCAAGCTAAACTGCTACAACAAATGACTGATGATCGTTATGCTCCACTACGTGAGCAAACAGCTGTAGTTTTGGATGATTACAATAGATGGGTTGGGGGAGAGCAGGAGGCTACAAGGGAGAGACTATTTACGAATCGGGTGCAGGAACTAGCACTATCTTCTATTCCATACGAAGAGATCGAAAAGCTTTATAAAGATAATCCAAACTATCAAGGCAAGGCAGCACCCACACCATTCAGTCAGGAGCATATAGACTTATCAATTAACATGCTAAAAAGCTCACCAGATGGTCAGAAGCAAGTGAGTGAAATTCTTACCATGGTGGACAGAGAGGTACTTCAAATTGGACAACAAAAAGTGACTGCATTTAGGTCATCTATGGACCAGTTATCTAAGTTAGGATTTAGTGTGCCAGAAGCACCAGAACCATTAACCACGGACTCTCCGAGTAATGGCATTAGAACCTTGCCTAATCCAAGTTTTATACCTAGTTATATTCTTGATGATCAAGGCGATGGGAGTAAGAAGTCAGTGAACAGTCCTTTAGTCACAGAGCGAGGTAATCGTGTGGGAAAAGGAAATAATTATAATGTGATGTCGCCAGTTAGATTTGGTAGCGATCCCAGAGCGAACGCGGTCCCGACATTCCCGAAAAAAGATTCGAAAAAGAAATCAGATAAACGACCCAGCAGGAGAACTGGTTGATGCGATGTCTCAATTTATTAATGACCCTAAAAGTGAAGTAGTAGATCGACTTCGGCAGGCTTACTTAGATGAGTTTAATATTGATACCTCTAACTTTTCTAATGAGTCACTAATATATAAATATGGCCAAGACCTAGAGAAATCTGGGCTTACCATGTCGGGCATTGAGGAGAAGCATGGTGCTCTATTTAAAGACCAATACTACGATGTAAAGAATCGGGCTAGACCAGATCAAGGATACTTCGATGATATGGGCGATGCCCTGTCTAGTTCCTTTAGTGGACTTAAGTCTACTGCGGTAGGAGGTCTTGGTTTAGGGTTAGGTCAATTAGGTTTTGAGGGAGCAGAGGATTACCTTATGGGTAAGGCTGCTGAATACCAGCAGGAGGCTGGGGAAAGTAGACCTACAATCGGTAGCCTTGGTGATGTAAGATGGAATAGACCTGAGGAAGTATTACGTTGGTTGTCTGGTGCGATCGGTGAAGTTACGCCAAGTACACTGGAGTCACTGGGTGCTGCTGCTCTTGGTGGAGGTATAGGTGGTATAGCTGCCAAGAGCTTAGCTAAGAAAGCCATCAAGAAGTCCATTCAAGAAAGAATTAAAGACAAGACTGCAAGTGAGGCGGTTAAAGATTTAAGTGGTGCATGGAGACAAGGTTTTGCCAGAGGATCCGCAGTCGGGTTGGGTACTTCCTCATTCACTTTAAGCACGGGGGAGATATACACAGAGCTATATCCATACACTAAACTAAATCCCGGTAATCCAGACTACATAGACCCACAGGATGCACGTAATATATCCACAGGATTTGGTGCAGTTGCAGGTGGACTAGATGCTTTTGGTGCGGGTAAATTACTTAGTAGACTTTTAAAAGTACCAGAAGGCACTGCATCTAAGTATTGGACAAGTGTTCTTAGAAGTTTACCAGAGGGTATTTTTGTTGAGGGTGGCACTGAGGTTGCTCAAGAGATGATTAACTTGGTTGCTGAAAAGTATGCCCGTGGTATGGAGATTGATTTCTCCGATCAAGAGATCGTTAGACTTATAGATGCTGGTGTACTTGGTGCTCTTGGTGGTTCTCAGTTCGCACTCATTGGCAATGTAAATAAGATAGGTGGAAACGATCCTAAGGACACTGATACAGAAGAGATCACTAAACAGCCAGACCCTCAGGTTGAGCTGACGGATGCACTCAAGGACACTAGGGGTACTGAATCTCAAAGGTACTCTGAGGGGGATGACGTACAATTTGTAAATGACAAGGGTGAATCGGAAGAGGGTAAAGTAACACGAACTTATGGGGATCGTGCGGAAGTGGTATTAGCCGATGGCACAATCCAAGATATGCCCGCATGGAAGTTATCTAATCCAACGATTAAGCCCGAGGAGCAAATAGATGAAACTCCTAAACCAAAACCTGTTGAAGCAGTAGAGCCCACAGAGAAACCATCTGTAAATCAACAGCAAGCAGAGCAAATTAACTTCACCTCAACCAAGGAGTATGAAGAGCTTAGCGTAGATGATCAGAAGATTGCTTATGGTATAGAGAACCTAGTCAATAACTACGCCAACGAGGAAACTACTGGTCTTGAATTACTGGATACAGTAAGTCAGGTTGCCCCAGAGTACGCCAAGAGTAAGTATGGTCCATCATTCGCTCTAACCGAGGAGGCTAAGAACTTAACCATAGACCAAGTTATAGCGGACGCTAAGGCTAAGTTTCAGTCAAGGTTCGGGAAGAAGCTTACACCTGTAGAGCAACCAACCGAGAGAACAGATGAAACTCTAGCACTCAAGGTAGGGGATAAGGATG